GCACTGGCGATCCGCGCAAGGTTGAAGGGGAACTAATGTTCCCGGAACGATTCCCTGAAAGCCAAGTTGCTGAACTTGAAAAAACGCTGGGCGCTTATGCAACTGCGGGCCAGCTACAGCAAGCGCCCGCCCCGCGTGATGGTGGATTGTTTAAGCGCCATTGGTTTGAGCCTATTGGGGCACTGCCCGCCGATATTGCCCGCCGATGCCGTGCATGGGATATGGCCGCAACGGCAAAGACCACAACAAACAATCCAGACTGGACCGCTGGCGTCGATATGGTGCGGACGCGCTCGGGGCAATTTATCATATGCGGTGTTAATCGCTTTCAAGGCTCGCCAATGGACGTTGAACGGTCAATTATCAATCAGGCTGGGTTTGACGGCACAAAAGTTACAATCCGTCTTGCACAAGACCCCGGACAGGCTGGAAAGGCGCAAGCGGATATGATGGTGCGAAAGCTGGCTGGTTATTCGGTGAAAGTTGAGCGGCCTACAGGTGACAAAGCAACGCGAGCCGCGCCACTGGCAAGCCAAGCCGAGGCTGGCAACGTAAAGCTGCTTGTTACTGGCGACCCTGCGCGGGATGCATGGGTTGCGCCGTTCTTAGATGAAATGTGCTTGTTCCCAGCAGGCGCACATGACGACCAAGTAGACGCTGCCGCTGACGCTTTTTCGGAACTTGCGCTAGGCGGATCGTCCTATGACATTAGGGCGCTAGGGTAACAGGCTACCATCATCCAGCAATTCCATAAGCAACGAAACTGGACCGCTTATTGCGCGTTCGCCCCTTTCCCATCGCCGGATTGTTCGAATGTCTTCTATACGCAAAACGGCGGCAAGTTGTGTTTGTGTCATGCGTAGCTTTGCGCGGATGCGTTGGAATGTGGCGGGTGTCATAAAAACTTTTCTATCTGATTGTATTCGGCTTCCCATTTTGAAAGCTGATCTGATGCACCCGCTACGCCGTTTTTGACCTCGACCCCCCAAAGCAAACACTGGCGCTCTGCCTCGCGTAGCATTTTTGTTAGCTGGGTTTTTGCGATTTTTGCTTTACGCACTTTCGATCTCCAGAACTTTGTCATTTCTTCAAGCGCAAGTCTATTGCGTTTCCAGTCGGCAGCGCATTTTGCTTTTTGGTCCCAAAGTATACGTGCTTGGTCAGTCATTGTTTTATATGCCGCTTCAAAATTGTTTCGTTCAGTTAGAAGTTGTTTTTGATAATCGACCGCAGACTCAAGTTTCTTGATAAGCTCTAGGCGATACGCTCGTTCTTTCCGCATTGCTAAGTAAGCCATGATTGCCCGAACGTGAGCCGGTGAGCGTTTTGGTTTTGATTGCACCGAAAGGGGTGTTTCGGTTTCCATTGCGACGGCAGTGGCGCGAATTTTAATTGCGTTCATTTTCAGTCTCCTTATTGGCGGGGCATTGCCCCTTGCTGTGAGTTTGATATAGGACCATTGGTCCTATGCGTCAACAGTTATTTTTACTAAATGCAAAAAAAATATCGGCGGTAAAATTTGACGGCCTCCCAGCGCATAGCGAAGCACTATGGCTAGAACAAAAGCGCAAATGGCGGACGGCCTAATGAACGCCGTGACAGGCGTAGGCACAAGAGCCGACCCGCGCATGGCGACGGTTTACGATTTCACCCCGCTCGACCAATACCAGATACAGGCAACATATCGTTCCAGCGGAATGATGAAAAAGTGCATCGACATTCCTGCGCTTGATATGGTCCGTGCATGGCGCGAGTGGTATGCGGATGACGTTGACATTGAGGCTATTGAAGCTGAAGAAACCAGACTGGAACTGCGCCAAAAGATTTATGAAGCCGAAATCCTGCGCGGCCTTGGCGGCGGCGCAATCATTATCGGCGCTCCCGGCCTTCCATCGGAGCCGATAGGTGACATAGGGCAGGGCCAGATTGCTTATTTGCACGTCATAAGCCGTTATCAGATGACGCTGGGGGAGATTGAACTAGACCCAATGTCCGCCAATTACGGCAAGCCGCGATGGTTCACAATAAACGACGGCCCGCAGACAAGGTTAGACCCTAGCCGCGTTGTTTGCTTTACGGGTGAGATAATCCCCCAAATGGCGACTGTGACATGGGAAGAACGCTTTTGGGGTGAGGCGCGGCTGCAACGGTTGCTTGACGCTGTGAAGAACACAGACACCGCACAAGCCAGCTTTGCCGCATTGCTGCATAAAGCCCGCATTGTTCGCGTTGGTATTCCTAAGCTGACCGAAATCGTTGGCGATCCGGAAGGTGAATCGCTTATTTCAAAGCGCCTATCCGCTATGATGGTGGGCGAGAGCGTTCACAATGCAACGCTATACGATTCTGGCGACGGAACGAGCACGGGCGAGCAAATAGACCAGTTTCAAGTTTCGTGGTCTGGCATGGCTGACGTTATGGAAGCATTCGACAAGCGCCTTTGTGCGGTCGCAGATATTCCAGCCACGCGCTTACTTGGTGAAAGCCCCGGCGGATTGAATGCAAGCGGCGCGGGACAGCAACAAGACTGGCATAAGCACGTCAGCGCCATGCAAGAGTTGCGGCTGCGCCCATGCTTAGATAAGCTGGACCGCGTTCTTATTCTAAGCGCAACAGGCCGTGCGGCTGATAAGTCGATTTGGTATAAATTCTCTCCGCTTGATGTTCCGGATGAAAAGCCAAAAGCGGAGACGTTCAAAATGAAGGTCGAGGCGGCTGTCAAAGCGCAAGAGACCGGCGCAATACCAGAAGCGGCATTTGCGGAGGGCTTCCAGTCCATGCTTGTTGAGTCCGGTATGCTTCCAGCGTTGGAATCTGCGCTTGAAAAGATACCAGAGACGGAACGCTTTGGGTTCGAGCAAGAGTCGCCGGATGATAATGATGACGACCCCAGCGAATTGACGGGTGAAACGGAGGCGCTCTAATGCGCTATGACCTTGCTGCAATGACTTTGCGGGCCAAAAACCCACGTCGCAAGTCAATCACGATTAGGGACATACGCCCGCCAAACATTTTCGCGTCGGATTTATACCGGGCCGCCTATGCGCCCGTGATAGCCCTATGGAACGGCGCGATTGATAGCATAGTGAATGAATACGCACGCACTATCGGCATGATGCAAGATAGCCCTGCCGATATTGAGGCAGCAATCGAGCGTGCTGAAAATAGCTTTGCTTTATTGGCAATTACAATCACGCCAGCCCTTGAGCGTTATATGGTGCGTGTGGAACGCTGGCATCGCGGTAAATGGCGCGGCGCGGTCTTGTCGGCCACGAATGTTGATATAGGAACCATGATAGGCGCTGCTGACGTGCGACAAACGCTTGAAGCGGCAATCAATTACAATGTGTCGCTGGTTAAGGACGTGAGCGCAGAGGCCCGGCGTCGTATGAGCGCAATTATTTATGACGGGTTGCGAAACAATAAGCCAGCGCGGGAAGTGGCGAAGGAATTGCGGGCAGCGGTTGAATTAGGCAAGGCCCGGTCGATACGCATTGCATCGGACCAGCTTGCAAAAGTAACGAGCGCATTGGCCGACGAGCGCCGCCGTGAAGCCGGTATAGATTCATGGATATGGCTGCATTCCGGCAAGCGTAATCCACGGGCCGAGCACGTGGCCCGCAATGGTAAAGTTTACAGCGACGTTCCATCGGGCGTAGGAAAAAAGGTTGACGGCAAGACGCTATTAGCGCCTCCAGAGGATAGGCCGGGGCAGCTTCCATTCTGCGGTTGCCGTAGCCAAGCCGTCGTAAATTTTGATTGACGGGTAAATGCAGTCCTATTAGCATTGCGCTATGAAGGAGCAACCCATGACATACATTGCAAAACTTGAACGCGCATTAAAAACGGCTGAAAGGCAATTAAGCGCTGCCATAGCAAATCGTTGGGAACACAAAGAGTATTTACCGAAGTTGTCCCGCGCTAACAGTCTAAGGTCTGCGCTTATCTCTATTAAAACTGGCGAGATAAACAAACAAAAAGCCGAACGGCGGCAAGCGGCGCAGGTAATTTTGTCCCGCATAACGAAAGATTTGAGTGACAGTGAACGCGCTATTTTGCAACCATACACAGATTTAATGCTTGTGGTGAATAATGACAACAGATAAGCTACTTGAGGCGGCGCAGATTGAGGCGCGTTTAAGGGGGCATGTAATGTCCGCAATGGACCGTTTCCGCACAAAGCACGGCATTCAGGATCAGGAATACACCGAATATACCGTTGGCGACAAAGTTCACCTGCACGGTGTTGACCAAAGCGGTCGCAAATTTGGCCTTGGTTACAATAGGCCGTGCCTTAAAAAGGGTTATGGGCGTGTTGCTAGGGTGGAAACTGCCTACAGCAAGCCGTGGTTCGTTCCTAATGAATATATTGAACGCGCTGGAACGGACGTTCACGGCAGGATGAAGCGCATAAGCGTTCAAGCTGTTGCGTCATGCGGCTTTGCAACTAAAGTCGAGGATATGGGGCCATGCGTCCTTTTGCATAAAGAAAACTACCGGCGGGTGATGCTGTGATCGACGCTGCATTGGGGGAAGTGTGATGATTTACGATTTCGCCATCAAAATGCCAGACGAAACGGTGCTTTTTGTTTTGGATGACGGCACAGATTTGGGACAGGTAGTTGGGCGCTTGCCATATTCGGAATACGCTGCCCGCCCAAGAGTCATGCCCGCAATTCCTGCTTTCAATATCAAGCCAGTTAGTTATGATGTTGATGAGGAATTCATCGAAAATATGTTGATGAACAGACTTTGGCACAAAAGGCATCGGCGCTTCAAAGAAAGTGACGCAATACGTGACGCTATTGACCAATACATTGAGATAATGGACGATGAATTAGGGACTTTATGGATGTGGCGTCCTGTAGTAAACGGATAGCTGATTTTTTGGCTAACGATATAAATCTCTAGAACGGCGGTAAACCAAAAAGCGGCGCAAGTTAAATCGTCCGTCATGGTGAATTTTACCGAAACAATACAAGATAGCTTGACCGCTCGCATTTGCGCGGACGGGGCGCTTGTCGCTGACGTTCGGGCCGCACGGACTGGCATTCAGCAATATGCGGGCCGCGAAGTTGACCCGCAAAACATTTATGGCTTGCGCGATGCGT